TAGCGTACTTTTCAATATGTAGACCACGATCTTTTAGTATTTTTAAAGTTTTATCGTCCACATGCTCTGGCACGATAGCCCCAGCATATTCTTTGAATCCAACAGAGCGGGCAGGCTTTGACTCAAAATACTGAGTAGGAGCCACCCCCTCGTAATCCATTTCATTATACTTAGTATCGGCTATGCTTTTCTCCATCAAAGCCGATCTTGCCGCTTTAGCCTCATTAAGACTCTTAAACTTAGTTGCCTCAGTGGCTTTGCTATAACCAGTGGTATCAAAAACACCCTCTGCTCCAATACCGCGCTTTTTAACCATTTCCTCAGTCACATCTTCCACATCATAAGGCACCATTTTGCCTAGTTTCATGCGGTAAATTTCAGGCTCAAACAAATAATCCATCTGCTCCTGTATCCACTCGCTGTACTCAGGGCCATGATTATCACGGATAAAGTGTTTTGTCTTAATATGACTTGTGGAGCCATCAGGTTTCTTTACAGCAGGAATGCCTTTTTCTTCTGCAAATTTAGTTGGCCCCATCCCAAAGCGTCCATTAAAGTAGTCATCAATTTCAACAGAGGTAAGATCACTATTATCTAATTCAGAGGCATAATGACCAACATTACCAAAACGCTTTCGGAACAAATCGCCAGCATCTTCTTTAGCTTTTCGCAACGGCATATTGCTGCGCACTGTATAGGCATCAGTTGAATATAGATCATTTAAAGAATTTGACTCTGGCGAAAAACTACCCTTCTTGCCAATAAGATCAATATCGCCCCAATCAAAAGGAATATCTTTTTGAGTTACAGCAAGCGATGGCATAGGCTGACCACCTATAGCATCATAGAGCTTTAGTTTATCTGCATCTGTTCCGTGAATAAAAAGCATATCAGCCACTTCATCAAGCAAGCCTTTTGCTGCTCCACCAATTTTATTAACGCCCTTGCCAAGCAACCCCATAACATAAACCCATAATCAAATGTAGCCCAATTATACCACACCTTTTAGGTTTCGCTTAATTGGCCCTTTGTGCTTCTTCTTACGCTTTCCTAGCTCTCCAGCAGTAAATGCTTGTGCCATTTGCCGCAGCGCATCAGCAGCCTCAGAATGCCCTTCACTCTTATCTGGAATATGTGTCCAACGATGCTCACTATTTGACCACTTTCTACGGTATGACTTTAGATGGTCTAAGCCAGCACCACAGCGACTATCATCAATCCAGATGTACGGGAACATATCAGCCGTTTGCTGAATACCCCAGCTTATCTCTGATATACGAGGCACTACACGCCATGTGGCGCTTGGCATTAATTCTTTTAGCATTTGACGCGGTGATTTATTATCTTTCTGGCCTTGCCGCTTATGATCAGCATCGTGTGGTAAGTACATACTCTCGTAAATAAGATCAAGCGACTTCAACCATTTAACAGCATGAGCGTATGGCTCACCCCACGCTTCATAAAAGTGTATACAACGAAACTCTAGCCCGATCTGCTGAACCACCCAAATAGCCGTACCGTCTGAATTGCCTATGTCCCAAAAAGTCACGCATGGATGTGTAGAAACAATTGGTAAGCGCCCAATCTGACCATTGGTGTAAGCCTTGTTGATTTCTCGCAGCCAGAAAGCACCTTCTGGGAATTCTAAAAAGTCACCCTCCCATACATGCCCGTAGATATCAGGCCTGCGCTCTAAGTCATCACTGCGCTCCTGATCTAGCACGTTAGGAAACCACGGATTATCCTGCCAGTTAACTTTAACTATTTTACTATTCTCTGGAGCCTCTATCCGAAAGCGTTGATGAGTAGCTGAGTCCTTCTTCTCAGGGTTCCATGTTACCCATATCTCAGAACCTTCTTCACGCACTGTAGGGATTAGTTTTCGCCATGCGGCCTCACTAACTCCCTCTGCCTCATCTACCCAGCACAGGAGCAATTTAGCCTTAGACTTAATTGAGTCTAGATTATGACGTAGACCAGAGAACACGTACTTAATCAGACCATCTTTAGACCTAATGAAGCGCTCGCCTATCTCGTAGTAATCATCCAGCCACGGTACAGACCGAATGGCAGACTTGACTTCTTCTAGTGAGGACTCATCCAAGGAATTCATGAACTCACGCCCACATAGTATCTGACCGCCAATCCCAGACTTACCGTAACGATACCCCTCGACAGCGGTCATCAGAGCAAACGAGCGCGTCTTTCCGCTACCTCGCCCACCCCATGCTCCACGATAACGGGCTTCACCTTGGAATACTGGTACTAGCTTTGGCGGTAGATCAATTTTTGCTGTAGTCATCAGCTTCGGCTTCGTAGGCTACAAGCTCTATCTTAGTAGGCGCTACTGGCGACATACTACCATCAGTAGATATGTTATTAATCTCAGTCTTTTCACTCAGCCCATGATTATGCAAGACTAAGCCACTTATCTTAGCGTTATAATCACCTGTTATGCCGCCATCAAGTGCTTTGACAAACTGGGTATATTTAATTTTCCGTAACGTACCCGAAAACTCATCATGTTCAACCCCCCATTTATCAACGGTTGACAATGCAACATCTAAATGCAAAGCCAATCCCTGATAGCTTGGAATAGCTGTAGAGTACGTTAATAGATATTCATTAGCTTTTGCTAACATATCATCATTGTATTTAGTTGGTCTAGCCATTGAAGTCTCCGCGTTGGGGTGGACTAGTAAATATTAATCATTGTTATATTATAACATAAATTATACATTGTCTGCTTTATGAAACATTATTTGGTCAGTGCTGCCCATGAAATCGGGAACAATGGTTTGATAATCTCGGAAACGTGTCGAGCAAGCTCCTGAATTTCGACCTGTGCATGACTATCTGTACGCTGGTTAAACATACGGGCGAATGCCGCTAGTGAGCCTGTGACATAATAGCTAGTCATCATGCTCTGTGGTAAGACCATACGGGCTTGCTCTGGAGCCACACCGTGTTCCAACATTGAGTTGTACAAATGTAATGCTTCATCATTCCAATGGTGTGATGCCTGTGTACGCAGAGCGTAGGGTAGCTCTACAGCACCCGTACTACCCTGCTTAATAGAACCTTCTGGCTTACCTCGCCATACTTTAGGTTGATAGAACTCAGGAGTATCATCAACATACCTACGTGACACTTCGTTATAAGTAAAACCAACCATATGCTTAAAGCGTTGACGGGCTATGAAGATCGGTACGCTTTCCCGTACTGTTATCTGTGGGTGGCTGAAAGGTGTCCAGTGGCCATGAGTTGCAAGGTATGTGATCAGCTTATCATCATTGTGGGTTACGTCTGTACTCTCCTTATCAAAGGATACCCTTGCTGCGTTTACTACTGTTAGATCACTGCCCATGTGGTCAATGTATTCTGCTTTAATATCTGCCATGTTTTTTCCTAACTAGCCATTAGTTGTTCAATGCCCTGAACTCGGTTTACCGCCAGCTTGTACGCTTTATAGTCTTGCAACGACAATGGTACACCCTGCTCCTGCTGCGCTTCGTACATACCCACAACCATACGGGATTGCACCAGCTCTCGCTTATGCCTGCTAGTAAACTTTTTTTGTTCATAGGTATCATCGCGCTTCACAATACCGAGACTTTCCAATTCTCGCATTATCTCAGTAAATTCACAGCCTTGGCGGCAATGATAAAGCACTGGCTTATATCTGCCCTCTTTCAAATGAAAACGATCATTACCACCACACACAGGGCATGGGCCTTTGTACTCCCGACCCATACGCTTTAGACCTAATTGCTCTGCTTGCCATTCGATATTATTATTCATTATGCTGCTCTCCTTTTACTGTTTTTAATATTCTGACTAGTGATAAACTTCTTAGTTTCGTCACTGATACCGCTATTAATTGAGTGTGGCTTTATCTTATTAGGCCAGACTGAATATCTCTCCCTATATTTGTGTCTTGCCCATCCATAACTATACCCCTTAATGGATGCGTATGCCATTAGCTCTGACAAGAATTGTGCTTTATGCTCTGGCGTATCTGTGCGATTGCGCTTGGCACTAGCTTTTAGCTCCACTAGGATTTCGTCAGTAGTATCTAGCTGCTCTTTAATGGGTATCTCATAACCACAAGCACATCGCATGCCGACAAATTGCTGATAACATTGTGGACACTCTTTTACTTTTGGCTCTTTCTTTTCCTTGATTTGATTTTTCTCGTTAAATCGTTGCTTACCATCGTCAAGATGATCTGGGATTATATCTTCTACTGGGCCATGACGCTGAAAATTACCAGCATGATCTAGCAGCACAGAATGAGTTTTGCCATCAGCTATGCGCTGTATGCGTCCCCAGCGCTGCGCTAGTACAATTGTAGATTTGGTTGGAAATGCGTCTATTAAGCATTGCACCTTTGGCGCGTCATAACCAGTGTTCAGTAAACGCGAACACGACAAGATCATAAAGTCACCGCGATCATGGGCATCAAATAACACCTGTCGTTCATCTTCTGCCATATAACCATCTATGTGTTCTGCTGTAATCCCAGCCGCATTGAACTGGCGCACTAGCTCCTTAGAGTGCCGAATGGATGGCGTAAAGGCGATTGTCTGCATACCCTGCGCATGATGCAACCAGTTCTTAATAATGTCACCAGTTAGCTGCTCGTCGTTCTCAGTAGCCGTTGCTAGACTCTTGGGGTCATAATCACTACCACCCGTTGATAAAGCGCGTTTTTTAACACCATCTAAGTTAGCTTTAGCGCCCCCGTAGTATTTGATCGGACATAGGTAGCCCTGATCTAAAAGCTGGCGTGGGGTGATAGGTAAAATTAAATCATCGTAATACTTACCCAGACCTTTGCTGTAAGGCGTGGCAGATAAGCCAATAAAAGGAATATTATTATACTTCTTCATAATCTCTATAAGAGACTTATAGTTTGTATGGCACTCATCAACAATAGCTATATCAAAATCAGGCAATTTATCTCTACGTGCCAAAGTGTGAATAGACGCAACCTGTATAGGAGCATGGTACTTTTTTAATTCGTGATTGCCTTGGATAACACCAATGTCTAATCCGTGATTAGTAAATGACTCAATTGATTGTTGTACCAACTTGATACGGTCACAGATAAAAATACCGCGCTTACCTTTTTTAGCTGCTGCTGCCAAAATGTAAGCTGCTGTGATTGTTTTGCCGAATGAGCAAGGAGCTGCTAGTAGTGGGCGTTTATTGCCGCTTCTTAATGAATCGCGCAGTTCCCGTATGGCTAGCTCTTGATGTGGTCTTAATTCCATTTTCTGTCACCTTTTCAGGGGTTTTTATTTATAAGCTGCGATCTAATACTAACAGCTATATTTAATTGTGTAAACAGCTTTATTTAACTTAGTAAACAAAAGCAACTAACCAACAGTGTTAACTCCTAGTAGTTGTTATCGCCAAGCAGCTTGAGCGAATCGGTTTGTTTCGGGTAATACTC